CACGGCTCATTGTCTCTAGAACTTTCCAGCCTTTGCTGCTTCCTCAACAGAAACTTAGAAGCTAGGTTTTAAGCCATTTATGGGTCATTTAGTGTCAAATAATAGACAAATAAACGACTCTGAATTACATCTTGTCACAACGATATAAAAGCAAAAAGAAAAGGCCCTGTCGATATGACGGAGCCTTAGTCTTTGTTATTTGTTTGATTCAGATGTTAAATCCTCGGTGCTTGTCTGATCGGATTCTACTTCCGTATTATCAGATGCTAAATCTTCTTCAAGGAGCTTTGTCTTTTCCTCAATCTTAGCTACGTAAGCTTTAATACTTTTTGCTTTTGTAGTAATTTCGGAAACACTTGAAACTGTTACTGCTGAATCATTCGAATACCCCATTGGCATTGCTACCATTGCTGAAGAACTAACGATGGCTGAAATACCACTCATTAATCCCTTGATTTCATCCATAATAATCTTCTTACTAATTTCATTCATGATGCGACCTCCCTACTTATCAATCAAATATTGCTGGAGCTTATCTCTTGTGTCTTTGAGATTGTCGATTCCGTTACCTGTAATATCGTGATTGATTATTACTAATAAGCATTGTAGAATCATCTTGTTGGATTCTTCAACCTCCTTGAGTCGAACATTGTCTGAATCAAGAAGTTTTGAATGCTTATCTACAGTCTCCTGTAAATCTTTACTTGGTTTCTTTACTTCTTTCACGATTTTATACACCCCCCATAAGGCTGCTATCAACGAGCAAATAAGGAGTATCGTGTCTGAAGATACTGTGAATTTGATCATCGACTACTCCCCTTTGAAAAACTTCTGTAACTGTTTGTAAATCTGATTGCTTCCTGTGGACGCTAACCCACTCATAATACCAATAGCAATTGCCGTAAGTATGTCATTTGCTGGGAAGCTCGGCATTGTAAACATTGCGACAACACCAAGAACACCGCCAATAGCTCCGACTAACACCGGGATACATACATCATTCACATAGCTCCATGCTTTAAGCCCCATACCGATAAGATAACAAATAACCACGATTGGTATAATAATAACAAAATCTTTAATATCCATTTTGACTTCCTCCCTATTCTACAATTTCTACTGGATCTTCGATCATGAATTCGATTGCCATGCATGCCGATGGCGTAATGTTCTCCGGCAGATCATCATCTGTAATCATGTTGATTTCCAATGACGCTTCGACTGAACCGATCTCATTAAACTCTTTGATGAACTCGTTCCAGTTCGGATTCGAACGGTTCATAGTAACTCCGTTATCAGAATACTTTCGAATCAGCTCATCACGAGACTTGTCATACTCTGCAAGTTCATTGTCGATTTTCTTAATATTTCGTGCAACTGACAGTCCTGCCTTACGCGAGAACGCAAGATCTAAGATGCCATTATTGGCGATCAACTGACGAATATCAAACAGTTTGCTTAATGTTGTAATGTATTTTTTCATAATGTTTTGACTCCTCGCTTCATAAAGTAGTAGTGTTTATAGACCCTCTCCAAGGTCTTTATTATTTAACTTTTACTAAGTACCACCCGCAATGACATGCTCTAACTCCTGACATACTGTTGTATACCCTCAAATAAAAATTAGTGTTACCACTGATGTTTATAACAACCGGAGAACTACAGCATGCCCTATCCATATTATCATCTGACATATAAGCCCCCGCATCAGTAGCTCCACTATTAGTTGAAAAAACCATAACCATTCTGGACGCAGGAGTTCCATACATCTTTGCAAACACCATTCCGATATATGTTCCGGCAGGAAGTGTCACACTAGCCGGCGTGCTCCATCCTCCACAAGTAATATTAACATTCTTGTCATATCCATATATGGGAGCCGAAATACCTCCTGCGCTATTAGCATAATTCGCAGATTTGGCATAATTTACGCTAAAGTTCGATGGATTATATACATACATGTTTGCACCATCGTTTCCGCCCCACAACCAGCTTGGCTGTCCGCCTTGTCCAGACCAATTCCAATAACGTCCGTTGATTGCTCCTGCTGCGGTTATATCAAGACAACGTATGTTAGCTCCAGCTCCAGTCAACGTTAACCCATCGAAATCTAGTCTGAATGACCCGCTATGTCCGCCATTGTAACCATAACCATAGACCGATCCAGGTGATATTTGTGTTGTATAATATCCGTCTTCTCCCTGCGTATTTGGATTTCCCCAATAAATATCTATTGCTTTATAATCATTGTCTGCCGCTTTAATTATCATACTTCCGCCAGTAATAGTCGCCTTAGATGAGACTATTTCGCCCTCGAATTTACCGCTCGTAGCATATATCTCGCCAGTAAACTTACCATTTTTCGCCTCTATTGAGCCATCTTCCAGCACTTTGAAATTCTCATTGGCGGTGACAAGACCTTCGAGACTGATCTTTTCAGCCTTGATTGAAATCTCCTCTGCTGACTGGTTGATTTCGGAAATAATCTTTTTCTTTTGAACCATTCCTTCTGGCGTAGCACCTACACTGTATGATGTAGATGTTGTATTATCAGTGTAGGTAATAATCGTCCTCGTCCAAAGATATGGCTTTGATGTGTCCGCAGCCGGTATCGACGCAGACCATGTCCCGTTTGGAACCGTAGTTCCTGATGCTCCAGCTTGGTATGTTACTGCCGTGGATTTGATACCTTTTCCAGCTGCTCCATCCTTGCCGTTCGTTCCATTTGTTCCATTCGTACCGTTCGTTCCATTACGTCCTACACTGTACAATGTAGATGTTGTGTTGTCGGTATAGGTGATGATCGTTCTTGTCCAAAGATACTGTCCTGCTGATACCGTTGGAATAGTCGTACTCCACGTCCCGGTTGGGGTTGTTGTACCACTAGACGATGCCTGATAAGTTACCGCAGTTGTTTTAACACCTTTACCTGTTGCACCAGTGTCGCCCTTTGCTCCTGTATCACCCTTCTCGCCTTGAGGCCCTTGACTACCTGTATCACCTTTCTCACCAGTATCTCCTTTGGCTCCGGTATTACCAGTAATGCACACACCATTTGGCGATGGCGTATGTTCAGAACTTCCATCTCCATACGTTACCGCAGTTCTTCTCCATATATACTTTCCTTCAGTCCATGTCGGCTGCGTTTTTGACCATGATCCGCCAGATAATGACGTAGGTGATTTAGATAAATAGAATTCCTCGATAGCACTGGTTATTGTAGAACCAAGCACCGTGTCCAGATCTTTATTACTTGCGCTGAATTTAATGTTGTCTGCTGATATTGCCAGCTTATATTTTCCGTCTTTATCCTTAAAATACTTTAGGAAATAATCTCCATCACCAAAAGCAATCTGTCCATCCTTATCCTGATAGATTCCTCTTGTTGTGTTGTCGATAGAACTTTTTACTCCTGAATATATAGCATTATCGGTGATGTTAAATCCACCAATTGTTGCGTCGAAAGCTACCAAATCTTCCACACTAATTTTGGTAGCGGTTATAGACTTTGCTGTGATAATGCTTCCATTCAAGCTATTTTGATCTGTCTGCTCTGTTTCTACAGTCTCAGCAGATACATTGAGCTTGTAGTATAGTCCGTCAGACCCTTTTACCACCAGCTTATCGGCTTTAATCGTATTACCCTCAATCAGATCTCCCTTAATCGTAACGCCAACCAATTCTCCCGTGACTGTCTGATCTCCGATGACCAAATCTTTAATAATGCCGGATGTAGCATAGAACTGTTCGATCGCAGCCTTACCAATATTTGAAAAATCAATATTTGCATATCGAATATCTGCTTGTTCTGCCGATAATTTCGTTGTATTTAACGATTCGATATCAGCTTCCGTTGCCCTAAACGACTCAACTGTTGCATCTTTAAACTTGCCATAATCAACATTCAAATTACGTATCGCTACATTTGTTGCATCCAAATTCGTGATTGTTGCATAGGTTATTTCAGCAATCTCTGCACTAAGCTTAGTTGTTTCGAGATTGTCAATCTTTGCTGATTGAGCAGTCAGAGTGCCATTAATGGTCGCATTATCAGCTTCGAGATCATCGATCTTTGCTGATTGAGCTGTCAGAGTATCTCTAATCGCCGCATTGTCAGTTTCGAGAGTTTCTATTCTACCAATCGTAGCCTCAAGTTCATCGGTTGATACTTTCTTCGCCATGAGCTCTTCGACAGACAATACTTTTGCTGAGAGATCTTCCACGTCTCCTGATCTAGCAGCGGGAGACGACAGGTTTCCTGTAACAACGGCAGTACGATTCTTTACTGTAACCGTGACTCGCTCTCCATCCTTAGCCGCCGCAGTCTGTATTACAGGAGTAAGCAACTCAGAGCCATCCAGTTTCACATATTTTTTTTTATCACTCTCGACAAATGTTCCATACATAGATGTCTCTTTTGGCTTTTTATCGTTGCCATCGTTTAGTAATTTTGCGAATTGACTCGCCAAATCATTAGACAATGTCACTACTTATCACCTCCATAAATTTGTTGTAAATACTGCTTTTTCGGATACCGGGCACCCGCTCTCGCATGTTATTGATTGACTTATCACTTTAGCTTTTACATTTTCCAATCCAGCTCTTGAATAATTCAGTCGCACACAGTCACCAACTCTGACTGGACAGTAAGCATGTGTATAACTCACTGTGTATTCAACCGAAGATAAGCTTTTCAATAGTTTCTCAGCATACTCATCGACCTGAGCCTGTGAAGGAGAACCTGCAAAAGACGGTGAAGTTTCACGATACACAATTTCTCGTCCTCGTTTTACTGTTGATGTGGGGCTGTTTTCATCATCATTTACGATTCTCGAATAGTAATTGTCATTACCGCTCGAATAAAGAACCTCTACAACATTTGGAACCCCATACAAATCATGACTCAAACTTACTTCCGGGTATAAAATCGAACTGTTGTTGTCGTTGTATGTCCACACTGGTTGTAATGCAACAAGTTCTTGCTTTGGCGCAAACAGTACCTTTCCCAACTCATCAAGCTCCAATTCATATTTTGCATTGCTTAATAGATCGGAAAGAAATGCAAGCCATGTATCATCTGTTGACGAAACAAAATCCCCGGTCAATTTGTCGTTTGTTTCGACTCTTACAACCGGGGCTCTCATATTGCTTCTGGCAATCCTATATGCATTTTCCATGATGTTATCGTTTTTAAATAACGAATATCCTATGTCTGGTTTTTTCTCAGATAATTCCAATAATGGGGAATACGCATCCATAGATACTGTACTCACCTTTCCGTCGTAGTCTGACGATGGGGTTTGTACTAAGAATGTGCCTAATGGATACTTCGATCTTTCTCCATTTTGAATTGTAATAAGGTACACTCGAATGTAGCACTCTCCAGTGAAATCCTTCACATCAAATGTAGCCGACGCCAATGTATCTGATGTACTGTCTCGCGTAATTGTACACGCGGTAACGTTTCGCATCCGCTCGTCATCCATCCAAGTATTTGGGTCGACAGTATAATACTCAAACGTCTGAGTCATCGACTCTAACCAATTAGTCATTTATACTCCTCCTTCGACCTTTGTAATTTCAAAAGACACCGGAATGACCAATGAATCGTGGTTCACATTATATGATACTGATATATTTGCCCAATATCCCGTTCCAGATGGTTCTCGGACATAAACATCTCCTTTCCATATAGATAATCTTCTTATGGCATATAACGTCTCCTTATCTGTTTTAGGAATATCTACCTTCCATGAAGATGATGCTGTTATCTGTGTACCGTAATAACTTACCGGAGAGGTTCGTCCTTGATACTTCACCAGTGTACTATCTGGACTGTTTTTATCGGAGACATCTATATTATAAGGAAGCCTTAACATAGAGCCAGACCAAGGCGGTGTGGCTAATTCTCCTGTATCACCAGCATCGAACCAAGACCACTGCTCATCCCACTGTATAATTACTGCCTTTTCACCAATTGGATACCCAGGTAAATCTGAATATCCAACAGCACCAGTATGTTTCGATATAGCCACAATTCGATATCTTGCTACATCCAGTGACGGATGTGGGTCAGTTGCATATGTCGTTTTGGAATTATCAAGTCCAGTTTCTATCTCTGTAAACGTACCGTCAAATTCACGTCTATACACAGATAATGTATAACTAGACGGAAGCTGCTTTTGCGTTGAATAACAAGCATATGCTATTTCTCCAGTTGTTAAACGAACTTTCATTACTTCCTCACCAGTTACAGTTTGCATTTTATCCTCAGTGTACAACACCGCGTATATTTCAACCTCTTCTTCAGTCTTTTCATATCCTATTCCTTCTGAATATTTAACTCTATTTACAGTTATCTCATACAATTCGCAATAAGGATTAATATACACAGACATTGTTTTACTATCAAAAGCTATTTGGGCGTTAGGGGATAATTCATCCTCATACCAATGAACCTGAAAAGTACGGATTTCTGTACAAGTAAGTCCTGTGTTCATAGATACCACCACTTCTACTTGATACGAAATATTATTCATCAAATCGATATCATTCGCCGAAAGCGTAATGTCAAGAGATGTTTTGGTATCATAAAATTTGGAAAATACCTCTTGATTGGCGCTCACGATTCTCTGATTACCGATGTTATCAATAGTCTCATAAGAACTCATAGCTTTAATGGTTACATGATATCCTGTTGGAACTTGGGTATTTGGTCCCGCAATACCAGAAATATGAAACGGAAATGAAGTAAGAACTGTTAAATCATTATTATATACATCTGATATATTCAGCTTTAATGTTGGCGGAGCGTACACTTTTATTTCTCGCTGTACTGACCAATCGCCATACTTATTTGTGACTCCTGCGGTTCTAACTCGCCATTGTATTGTAGCGCCTTCGGTCAAACTTAACGTGTCTAACTCGTAAGAGCTCGTCTTATCCTTATCATCGTCTGATCTATCATTCTTGATTGTTTGAGTTTGCTTTTTCCCATTGATTATTATCTCAAGTTCGGCATACGTCTGACTTGATGAATCTGCTGAATTATGAACCCAATATAACATCAATTTCTCACCGCTAATCAAAGTGGTAGTCGATGACCATGTGGTCGGCGCGGCTGGTGACTTGCCTATTACAACAGACACTACACCAGACCACGCAGATTCACCCTGATCGTTAACGGCTCTTACTCTAAAGAAATACTCCTGTCCTGTTTCCAGACCAACTACCAAATAATATGGATTTTCTATTCCAGATTGTTTAGTAGTCTGATCTGTCCTGTCAAAGTAATCTTTATTTGATGAGTACTCAATTTCGTATGTTTTTGCCCCTGTGGCTGCCGACCATACAAGATATACAGAAGTTTCAGATTCCGCTCGGCAAGTCGTTATTCCACCAGAGGCGGCTGGTGCTGATTTTATTTCTTCTGAAAAGTCTGACCAATCACTACACCAGTCTTCTATAATTGGAGAATTTGCTGCAAAATCACCATTCAAACTTCTACATCTAACTTTATAGATATATCCCGGTACTATGTTGAATGTACAAGATGCTGCATTATCTTGAAGTAACATAACTGTTTTACGAGAGTAAGATGTGTCAAGATAATACCCCGGTGCCCAAAGCTCAAACTGAACACGATTGGTATTCAATTCTTTACCGCCAATTTTTGCTGTGATCGTATACTTGTCAATTGATACTGTGGGAACATCTGGCACCTGAATTCTTTCTTCTTCTGGCGTATTCCAATAAGTCTTTTCTACAGACCAATCAGCATTCCAATATGCAACCTGAACTTTGTTTACCTCATGCGTTTGTGCTACTGGTTTTACCTTAAACCTTACCGCTCTTGCGTCACTAGGTATACTATAGGTGGATGTTTTCTCGGTCGTTGTTCCAGAATTTCCAACAATCCAAACTGCATTTCCTTCATCATTGATTGCTATACCCAAGTTATATTCCCATCTAACCTCAAAATGATCGATGTGATCATATTTCCATGACCATGTCGCGTATAAGGTATTTCCTTGAGCATCAACTGGCCCGAAACCTGTGATACGTGGCGAATTAGCCATCTTTACATCCTCCTCTCTATTCTAGCTGCTCTAATGAGTGTTTGAACTGCATCGTTTATGCCGCTTCCGTCATCATACGTAATGCCATCAATAATGTATGTATCACCTCGTGTATTACCGAGTGTTTTACCAAGTGTATTGATAGCTGATATCACGTCATTTGCATTTCCATTTTGACGATTTCTCATTGATGCGTTAATTGCTCCAATATTTGTCATTACGCCAACGGATGGATTCATAGCAAGCATCCCATTCATAGTTGCTACACCAGAATTAATGTCGCTCAAATCCATTACTGGTCTGATTGTAGGCTGAGCATCAACATCCATTGCAAGCATCTGACTTAATCTCGAGATTGTCTGCTTTGTACTGTCGATAGCTGATGCGGCCATAGTCTTTGCTGCTTGAACACTGAGATGTGATTTCTTATCAATACCATTAGCAAATCCCATGCCGAAATACTGTCCAACTTTGTCCAACTTCTTAGATGGTGAATGAACTTGTAATTCTTCTCGTGCAGCCTTCTCCGCATCTTTGGCCATATCCTTAGCTTTTGCTTTAGCTTTATATGCACTAGCTGATATACCATTTGCGAATCCTGTAACAAGACAACCTCCGATAGTGTAGAAGTTATTATAATATCCCTTCAGACTAAGAGTGATGAATGCCATCATTGATGTAAATGCTGATGATGCCGTATTTTTCGAACCTTTTATTCCGCTAACGAAGTTTGATACGATCATCTCTCCGCTGGTTTTGAACTGCTGAACATTATAATTCAGAGAACTCTTGATGCTGCTAAGTATTGAATGTCCGATACTCGTAAATTCACTTGACTTGCTCTTCATGCCTGAAGCGATCGCGTTTACGACGCTTGAGCCGATTGAGTTGAATGATGCAATCTGATCGTCTGAGAATGAATTACCAATACCCTTAAGATTTACTGCATCACCGCTGAGTGAATTAAGAATTCCCTTAAAGGTGTTTACTCCATTAGTGTTCAACCCATCCATGCTCTTGATTGTACTAACCAACTTATTGATTGAGTTGATTGCTGTTTCAACCTTTGAAGCGTCGACGTTATCAAATGAATCACAGAATGTCTTTATGCTGTTTCCAATACCCTCGAAATCGAATTCGTCGATCTTTGTTTGATCTACTGTGCTGATTGACTGGGTCATTTCGCCAAGTCTCTTAGCCGCCATACTGACTGTCGTGAGATTGGACACATCCATTTGAGCTGTCATATTGGCAAACACACCCATATATTTACCAAATGACATTAGCTTAGCTCCGAAATCATCCAGATCCATCTTACCGTCGAATAGGTGCGACTCTGGTAATGAATTTTGAAGTTCTACCATCAACAAACCACACTCTTTTGCTGTCGCAGTTGTGGTTGTATCAACAGGATTCTCTCTTAGAATATTAGCGAATGTACCTAAAGATGTAGCATATGATGCGATTTGATCGCCAAAGGTTGATAAATCTCTATCGCCGGTAAAGTAATCTATTACACCGCCACTTTTATCTGTTGTAGCTTGTAATTCAGCCATAACACTACCGGCATAAGATGCCTGATCTACCAAATCAGAATCAATACCACCATGGTCTTTCAGCTTCTGGTCGAACTTCACAACACCGTCGGCAAATCCTTCCATCTGCGAACCAAAATCTTCAAGATCCTGTTCTCCGAAGATGTCTTGAAGTGCTCCATTTTGACTTTGGATTTTACTTTGGAGAGTAGCCATAGTCTCACCCGCGTATCCGGCCTGTTCAACAAGTGACTTGTCAATTCCGCCGTGATCTTTCAGTTTCTGGTCAAAACTAACTACTCCATCAGCAAATCCTTCCATCTGTGAGCCAAAGTCGCTAAGATCTTTTTCGCCGAGGATTCCCTGTTTCAGTCCTCCGGTTCCATATAACCCTTTCTGTAACTTAGCCATTGTCTCACCCGCATATCCAGCCTGCTCAACAAGGTTCTTATCGATTCCTCCATGATCTTTCAGTTTCTGATCAAATTTACAGATACTGTCTGCAAAGTTCTCCATCTGTGTTCCAAGATTTCCTAAGTCTTTTACTCCAAGGAATCTTGATAAACCACTGATCAGATTTGCAGCTGTAAGGGTAAGCAACATCTTTGCCAATGCTTCTCCGCCAGCCATAGAATCTGGTTCAATAGCCGACACCTTTGCGATAAATGGCTGAAGATTGTCCATAAATGTACTAAGAGTTGTGCCTATACCAGCAAGACTATCTATGGCACCAGCAACAACACCGCCGACTAAGCCGCCAACAAAATTGCCAATTCCTTCTCCCATATCTTGAAGAATTGGGATACTGCTATTGACAAATGTGGCAAGATCTCCTTGACAGGCTTCATTTAATGCACCTATTCCAGCAGTAATAAGTCCAACTGCTGTTATAAACGCCAAAAGATCCAATATACCAGCTATTGCTCCCGGACAGGCTGTTCCTACAACTGCTACAATTGCAAGTGACGCAGACATAGCAATCAATAATGTTGATAATGCCAAAACAGTATTCATAGATGGATTTATATCTAACTTCTGAATAACAAAGAGTACCCCGGCTAATTCTGCAACGACCAATCCCATCAATGCCATGGCTCCAACAGCCTTAAGCGATACATCCTTCATATTTCCCAAGAGAGATAATGACGCTGCCATAGAAACCAACAATACAGAGATTGAAGCAACTGCACCCATATTTCCTTCTATATTAAGTGCCTGAATCATTCCAAGAACACCGACCAACATGAGAACCACCAACGAAATCTGAAGAAGAACCTTCGTCGCTCCTTCAGTATTCTTAATTTGCCCGGTTGCGGCAATCATTGCCGCCATCGCTACCATAACCATAGATAATGATTCTGCTGATGCAACAAGCTTATCCGAATTAAGTGTGGTAAGTAATGCCAAGCCAGAAACAAGTAACGTCAGTGTTGCGACAAGTCCTATAATTGTCTTGTTTGCATTCTGAGACACCTTCGTAACCGCAATCAAACCCGCAAACAAAGTCTCTAATACTGCTACTACACCAACAGCTTTCCATAACTTCTTCGAATCCATCTGTCCAATCAAGAACAATGCGCCTGTGAGAATTAATAGTGACACCGAAACTTTTAACAACATTTCGCCAGCCTTTGCCGCATTTTTACCAGCTAAGATTGATACTGCGACAAGTGCGAGGATAAATGTCTCAAACGCCGCCATTACTTTAAGTCCTTGCTTAAGAGCATTCTCATCAATACTTCCGGCCATTTTGACGACATGCGCCATAACACCCATCGCTATAGCCACGCCAATCATCATTACACCAGCTCTAGATGCATTCTTTCCAGCCAATAATGACACTGCAACCAATGCCACTATAAACTTACCCAAAGTCTTTATGAAACTTAATCCCTTCTCAACTTCATCAGGTTTTAACTGTCCAATAGTTTTTACCACTTTAGCCATAATCTGCAAAGCTATTGCAATTTTAAGAATCATATTGCCAGCCCTAGATGCATTCTTTCCCGCAAGTATAGACACAGCAACTAATGTAGCCGTAAACAGTCCCATTATCTCAATGAATTCTAATCCTTGTGATAATTCTTCTGGTTTCATGTTTCCCGCTATTTTAGCAACCATTACCATAATAAGTAACGCTCCGGCAATCTTAAGAATCATAGTTCCAGCCCTAGATGCATTCTTTCCCGCAAGTATAGACACAGCAACTAATGTAGTTGTAAAGATACCCATTACAGCAATGAATTTTAATCCTTGTGTTAACTCGTCTTTTCTTAAATTGCCAGCTAATTTTGCAACCAAAGCCATAATCAAAAGTGCTCCGGCAATTTTGAAAATCATCTTTCCTGCATCTTTGGCATTAGTACCAGCAAACTTAGATATCGCTATCAGACTTAATATGAATAATTCTAAAGCGCCAACAAACACGATTCCCTTTGCTATTTCTTCCCACTCAAGTTTTCCGATTTCTGTTGCAACTTTTCCCATTGCTAATAAAGCGACAGACATTCCTAGTAACATCACTCCAACTTTATCAGAGAATACACTGAGCTTATCCAATTTACTCATAGCCACAGTAAGGCCAATTAATATTCCAGCTAAAACGCCAATAGCAATTCCGCCTTTAATCAAACTCTTTGTGTCTATTTGAGAAATGAAATATATTGTCGCCCCAAGAGCAGCAATTGAAACTGCTAACAATAACAGCGCCTTTGCCTGCTGCTTCAATGCTCGTGCTTTGATATATTTACTGATGCCATCGAATATTGAAGATATGCTATTGACAACGCCAAGACCTGCGTCAATTACCTTTTCCTTGATATCCATTACAGCATTCGTGAATTTATTAAGGACTATTAACAGCCCTAATGCCGTTGTGCTGATACCAAGATATTGGTAATCTATCTCTTTTCCAACACCAATGATGGCTTCACCAATTGACTTGACAGTATCCCATACTTTCTTCGCACCCGCTTTAAGTCCATTTATTAATCCCTGAATTATATACTGACCAATTGCATAGAATTCAGTTGAAGGTGAATGAATTCCAAGAACACCACAAACAGTCTGAATAATTGATTTCGCCAACTCTATTGCGATAGATGCAACTATAGAAATTCCATTCTTTAACCCATTTACCAATCCCTGAATTATATAAACCGGTATGTTCTCAGCTTCTCTAGCGCCTTCAATCCATGCCTTGAATCCGGATCCGGCCTCTCTAAGATATGAAAGAATCTTCTTAAATCCCTGAGTGATCTTTTCATTGGCAACAACCCAATCTTTTATTGCAACAATTCCTTCGACAATCAACGATACAAACTCCTTTAAATATGGAGCCATAGTTTTGAATGCCTTTGTAATTAGATTATTACCTTTAATCCAATCTCTGAATTTAACAAGGGCATCACCTAGATTTGCTGCAACATCCAATAACGATAAATTGAAAAGACTAAGTATGTAAGACGTAACTTTTAATGCTAATCTCAAACCACCACCAACAAGAGTGCTAACCAGATCCAATACTGCAAAAAGACCTTTGAAGGCTCGTTTTAATTTATCTGCTTCTTCATCTGTTATTTTCATACTTGTTGTCAATTTGTAAAATCCCGCTAAGAGACCAAACAAATTATCAGCAGTTACTGGAGGAAATACTTCCTTCCACGCCTCCCCAATGGATTTGAATATCATTATGATATTGTGCCCTATGTTGGAAAATGATTGCATAAGAAGCCATCGCCCATTCAAATGATCCATATTATCGATGACATCATCCAAAGACATACCAAGCATGTCTGCCATATTTCTCAATTCTCGAAACGATGCTATTTCTGATGGACTAAGTCCTATAGAACGCAATTGAGCATCTGACATATTAGCAAATTGTTTAATCAATTCTTTCTTGGAATCTGCTAATTTATCAGTTTCTTTTGTTTCTTCTTTTGTTACGTCTGTTGATTTTGCGTTTATTCCAAGGAGTTTATCCTGTTCCTCTATTTGTTTTTCTGTGAATCGAAAGCTATTATTCAATACTTCATTTACTCTATTTTGAACCCTGTAATAGTTTAGTCCAGCTTCAGTAAGAGCAGTTACTCTTTCGGTTCCATTTCCAAATTTTCCGAGTATAACATCATCAACAACATCGCCTAAATCAGAAACTGCGTCTACAGTTTTTGTAACAGTTGATGCGGCTTTCTGAAACGGTTCAACAATAGAATTGATTTTGTCTGCAATACCAGATAAACCTTTCCCCATCGCACTTTCAAGAACGGCATTTCTAGCATCAGACATTTTATTGATAAACCCACCGAGTACATCACTTACGTTCGTCCACATGTTTCGAGCTTCCTCGAAATCGCCGATAATTAAACGCCATGTTGTTGTCCAACCAGAACCAAGAGCTTCCTTTAATGTGTCAATAAGCTGTGTAAATGTCTTTACCTTTGTGGCAGCTTCGCCTGCTGTTTTTGCCATATCGGCTAATTGCTTCGCCTCTTCTTTACTATATCCCTGACTAACGAATTTCTTCACAGCAGCTTCGTATTCAGCCTGCGTATCTGCGGCAGTTGAAAACTGATCAAGCGTTTGTGTAAGAACTTCAGTCGTGAGCCATCCTGTTTGCAGTGATTCCCGAAATGAGCCTTTTGCTTCGATCGCCGCTTTTGCACCTGTTTGTAAATGTTCTGATGTTCTTGTTAACGCATCCTGAAATACCTGACCACCCATACCAGCATTAACAACTGAGTTCCAGTCCATAAGTTTTACAGTACCAGATGCAAGTGCTTGGGAAAGCTGGTACATTGCCGTTGATGCTTGCTGTGACGTCGAGCCAGATATAGCAGCCAAGTTAGCAATACCTTTGATGGCAGATACGGACGTATCAAGTTTAACGCCAGCAGCTGTGAACGTACCAATATTACGAGTCATCTCTGTAAAATTGTATATTGTTTTATCAGCATAAGCGTTTAATTCATCTAATGCTTTATTTACAATTTTTACGTTAGTGCCTTCTTTTTGAGTATTTGCCAGGATTGTCTGAACCGCATTCATCTGTGTTTCATACTCTTTCAAGCCATCCTTAACAGGATTTATAGTAAGAGCTGAAATCATTTTCTTACTCATACTCATCGCTTGATTTGTAATATTTGATAACGCCGTAACACCTATTACCTGAAGTGCTGAGAATTTAGCATTTACTTGGTCGATAGCTCCGCTTAATCCAGTAATATTGATTTTGTTTAAGTTTATTGAATCTTTTACTTTCTCGAGACCTTCGCCAGCTTTTTCGAAATTTAACGCTTTTTTCAGTTTATCTATGGTAGACATGGAAGTTTTAACGTTGTCTTCAAACTGCCTGTTGTCGAATTGCATCGTAACAACTCTTTCGTCAACCTGCTTACTCATAATCCAGTAACCTCCTTCCAAGCATCGTCGGCAATCTTATCAAAAAGAGACTGAACCGCAGGATTGATATAATCTCTTCCTTCGACCCAGCCTCCAGTTCCAGTACCATGCCCGTACTGTAATATGATTGCAATCGGAACACCGTCATTAATGTTCGAATTAAGAAAATTAATCGACGATTTTCCATTTTCATGTTCAATTGTGTAGTACCAAGAATCCGCAGTTTTTCCAGATTCCTTTGGCGTGACAGATGCAAGTGCTTCAACACCAGCTCGTCCATACTTATCGAGGTCTCCTATTTTGACAGTTTCTTTAATTTTTTCAAAGAAACTATTCAGTTTGGAGAAATCGCCCTTCTGCTTAAATGTGATCACCTGCATCACCCTTTCATTATCTAATTTTCAATTTCTGACCCGGATAAATCTTGTTTGGATCCGGAATGCCATTCAGCTTCTGTAATTCCTGATATGTTGTTTTGTACTTCGCAGCAATGCCGGAGAGCGTATCTCCACTCTTGACTACGTAAATAGCTGCCGAACTAGCCTTGGTCGTATTCTCAGCATTGATCTTATTCTGAACAGCATCATACTTATTGAATGCTCCAAGAATAATTTTGCGAGTTTCGCCATTACCGTAATCGCCAGCCTTTGTTTCTGCTACCAGCTGATCGATAGAAGCATTTGCCACATAATCAATAAATTTCTGAACCTCGTCATATCGAGTTCCAAGCTTCTGCTTACGCTCATCGCCTACGCCATACTTATTCTGCAATGTTGCTACCACAAGCTCGATAGTTGTACCTGTAGGAGATACCGCCGGAGCTGGTGTTGGAACCGGTGTGGCAACTGATACTCGTGCATTCCAATCCGCTGCTGTACCATAAAACTTGTTCAAATCCAAGTCTCCAGGATAACCTGTGAGACGACCCGTTGATGCATACTGTCTGATGAGACATGTATATACTCCCTCATTCCACGGATTCTCCTGATAACCCGTAGGCTTGTTATTCGCATACTGTGCGATCCAGAATTCATACCCAAGTCCATCCAGTGTAGTCATGAAACTCTTGGATATATAAATAACTGGCTTAACACCCGTCCGAGCATACACATAATCACACCAGTTCTTAACCCAGTCACGATCGGTTTTACCAAACTGTGGATTGTTCTGACTCTCCCAGTCAAGAACAAGCAATGCTTTTCCAACATACTTCTTTACCTTCTCTAAGAAGAAATCTGCCTCCTGCTTGTAATCTCCACCATTTGCATAGTGATATACACCAAAGCACTTGCTGAGGTGAATTGCATCTTCACAATGACTGTCACATACGCCATTGATATACTTCGTTCCTTCGGTAGCCTTTACAATTACAAAGTCGAATGGAACATTACTTAAGTTAATCCCTCTCTGCCATGCACTAATATCGATTCCGTTCATTGACATATCTGTACCTCCTGTTTTACTTAAATTTCTTTCTTCTACTTGCATTTAGAGCCGAATAATGATCAAGAATCTCATTCTTACTCATCTTCTTTGGTGGTTGATTCTTAACATTACAAACTCTAATTAATGTGATGAGACTATTTAGATGCCATCGTTCAAACTCCACAGGAATGTTCAGTGATATCATCCAATAATAGATAATCTCACTGGTTATTATCTCTCTATTGAACTTACGATTTTCTCTATCAGAAAACGTAGTAGCAGTCATCGAATCATTAATATAATTCCTGATTGTCTCTATGTTTTCATTCGTAAGTCCACGAAAAATATCATCATCAACATCCGGAGTAAGCGTCATACATCTAAAATAATCCAGCACTTCTTCTGTTGTTTTTTCTTTATCGGAGAAAAATGGTTTTTTCCATTTCTTTTCCCATTCATGAAGAGAAAGAAGAGAATGCTCCATTTGAATAGTCATACTCGTCGTGGTCACAAACTCATTCTTTTCTTCATCAAACCACTCTCTCCCGGGTATCGTAATTGAAAGCATTCTCATTCATCTCCATTTTGATATATTATTTTACGACCTTCGGTAACGCCGCCTTGTTTGCTTCTTTAATCAAATCAGCCGGAAGGATACCATTAATAAACGCGGAACCAGCGTCTGTATCTGTTGCAAGCTCCATGAAAATCTCGGAATATGCCGGTGTCTGCTCGAACGCGATTGCTAATGGACGTCCATTGTCGTCAATCTTAATAAACCGCTTTCCATCTGCTGACTTCTCGCCGTATGCCTTGAGCAGCAACTCCTTGAAGATCTTCATGATGTCAGGTGAATCCTTTGCGTCGATGATTGCCTGCACCTTTTCAGCATAACCGCCAGTGGTACTAACTTCCATCTCCAATAATTCTGCTTTACTCAGATTGAAGTAATAATCCTCCGTTCTTTCTGTGCCATTAAAATCTGTATATGTTATTGTCTTCTTTAACATAAATTTCCTCCTTTTTATAAAAAGAGACCCCACGATTTTTGTGAGGCCTCATGGTTGATATTCTACTCCTGTCCCATGATTTCCATGATTTCATCAGGGAATGGCAATCTTGGCTCTGTTGCCTCATCGTAATACTTGTTCTCTTCCCAAGTTGGCGCTGATTCACCAGTAACCGCTTCGAACTCATCTCCGGACTTCGTATAATACTTCTTATAATCCGTTGACCAATTCTTAGGCTCAGTCTTTGTGAGCTCGTGATCTGTTCCGTACAGAATATTCTCAAGAACAGCCAGCTTAGCAGGGTCTGCTGTTGTGCTATTGATTACTACAGTAGAAGTTGGCTTATGACCTGCAACATTTACTGCTGTAGAACTAGCCGACCAAGACATCGTCTCTGCCTCTGGGCTATCATTAATGGTTGCATGTGACCGCTCAGATGGAGAAGCCAAGCTATTATACACAATATGCAGCTTGTATCCGAAATCAGAGCCTTCGATATCATTGCCGATACGTGACTTGTATACGAATCCAAACTTCTTACGTGACTGCTGACCAATCGTAACGCCCTTAGCAATACTTGCTGTTCCATCACAAGCATCAAACTCAACAGGTGATGAATATGCTTCGATTGTGTATTTATACTTCTCTACTGAGATAAGATCCAAGTATGCTACATCGTCTGCATACAACGTTGTGACTTCTCCACCTTCCGGACTCTCACTTACGTTCGTAAGTCCATTCCAAGGCACACCTTTTCCATAAGTTCCGTTATTGTCCTGTACAAACAACGCTCCATTTTCTACACCGGTTTCGAACAAACGCTCTCCGGTTTCATCCCATTTAATCTTAGACATATATCTGTCCTCCTTTTCATAATTTAGGTAATAAAAAAGAGCCCGTATTATGGGCTCTTACTTACCAATACAAAGTGAATACATAATGATTCAAATTATCAGATACATATGGTCTATCAAAAGAACAGTATGGAAGTTCCAACAATTTGTTTATTACTTCCGGATCTGATTGCTTTGATATCACTGTAACACTATAACTTCTATTTCTTATGTATGAACTATTGTTTGCGTTTCTATCCTCTATATTATTAAGAGAATATATTATTGCCGGATAGTTCATCTTAATATTTTCAGGGGCTTTATAATATACGTTTCTACTTCCAAGGATCTCCTCCAGTTTGTCCTGCAAATCAACCCTACTCGCCATTATATACACCCCCTAATGTGAGCAGTAATCTCGGATATTGTGGTTCGATATCTGTAACCTTCCACTTTATACCCAAGAATTCTGCATACACAATTTCGGAGCAATTCTCATTGGCAAACGAATCAGCAACAATACTGATAATGTTGGAAATATTGACATCGTCATTTATTCCACCGGAATTCTGGCGTTTCCATCGATTGCCCATAATATCTCCGAAATATGATTTCTCGATAATCTCGGAATCCCATTCACCAGGATTATTTTCGGTTGTATGTGCAAAACCGACATTTCCATACCATTTACCCATTTTGAATTTTCCTCCTTAACTACTCAGACTTAACGGTTGCAATCTCCGGATTTGTAGAGCCAGCCTTAACGTATGACACAGTTGCTACCTTAGAAGCAACCTTAACACTAATCGGCTTGTACTCTACTCCAGCATCGATGACGATCATCCCCTTAACAAATGCGTCATACAACTCATCTGCTGAGATCTTTGTCTTGTAGTCTGAATCAGAATAAGCATAAGCGTCGCTAGGCTTTGCGTATACCTTTCTTGCTACTACATGTAAGTCGCTAGAATTTTCCATGATCTTTTCCATAATTCATGTTCCTCCTTATATAATTGCACAACTACGAAACCTTCTCTTCAAGAGCGATCGCAGAGTAAACCTTTGTAAGTGCTCCAGAAAGTCTTGTCTCCAGCATGTACTTGTACTGATTGAAGTCGATATCGAAATCTGAGAATCTTGTAACTTCGCCGCCCTTAGTAGCGCCAAACTGATAATCAGCCATGTTGACAAACAAACCAAGAAGCTTTCTCTTACCATCATCTGCTGTTCTCTCAAGTCCCTCGAACTGCTCAACAGTATGAATTTCATTTACATTGAGTGCCTTGGCAAGATCTGCCTTAGAATCATAGATACGACGACCATTAAGATCACGAGCAAGAAGCATTACATTAAGAAGATGTGGTGTGCAGTACAAATCTGGTGTTCCAGAACCCTTGAACTTCTCACGAGAATACAAAGCTGACTCAATCATAGCCTCTGCCTTGATATAGTTCTCACTGAAGTTAGCTCCTGTATTTGTACCCTGAAGCTTTGTCTTTGCGGCTTCAAAATCCACAACCTGATGGATTGTATAAAGCTCATCGTCATGCCATACTGAACGAATATGATCTTCATGGATCTTATCCGGATCGCCATCATCACGACCATCACCAACAAGAGCAGCCATAGCCATTTCCTCATCAAGTACATGACGCATCATATTCCACTGATAAGCTACAACATCAAAGTCTGTAATGTCGACAATATCGTCTCGATGCATTGTATCCTTGATGTAGATTGTCTGTGGGTCTGTTGTACGATTAAGCAGCTTGATCTGCTCTGACTCATGCTTGTAATTTCCCTTCTTCTGATAACCACTGGCTCTAAGCTTTGCAATACGAGCATCTGCCTGTCTTGTACGAATACGGCTAATCGGACTCTTATGAATCTTAGAAATTACAGATCCAATCCAGCTCTGATCTCTCTCAAGTGTCTCAGGTTCACCCTTCTTGAGAAGCTCATACTCTGGGAAAAGCTCCTCAACACTGTCATCAAAGATACCGTGTGACAAAGTATCCTTATTCTCTTCTGCGTAAATTGCCATAGCCTGCTGAAGGCTACCAACACCGCTCTTCTTTGCGAGTGCGACGATCGCCATCTCATCTGAATGGCTAAGTACATTCTGCTGAGCAGTTTCATTGTTCTTATCAAATGCATTATGTTTCATAGAGTTATCTCCTCCTTCACTACCATCTTTTTCTTCCTTTTCTCCAATTGCCTGTGCAAGCACACCATAGAAAACTTCCTGCTGTTCCTCGTTCATGGTGTCGATCACATCCTGAATCGTTTTCTCTTTCTTCTCTTCCGGCTTGTCGTCGCCTTCGTTTTTCTTTTCTTCTGGCTTATTGCCACCTTCCATTTTTGAATCTCCTTTCTCTCCATCAGCAGAGTGATGAAGCATAATATTTTCATCCCAAGAGGCATACAAACTATCCTCTTCCTCAGTGCTGTGCGCCATTACGAAATCTACGTATGCTCCGGGATTAGCACCTGCTAATACAAGACTGAGTTCACGAATATTTCCGTGAATCACATCTCCTCCAATCTGTTTCAGTTCATTTGCCCAAATGGACAAAGATCGAACATCACCATTCTGTACAAGATCCTTTGCTTTCTGTCCCTGCGGACTGTCGTTGAACACTCCATACGCATAGACACCATCTGGTCGATTTTCCAGAACAGCATGCCCAAGCACAGCATTCACATCATCATGTTTGTGGTTCCAAACAAGAGGAACCTGACACCCATCATTCTGTGCAAAGGCATCTTTTCGAATGGTTCTACCGTCGCCGCATAACAAATCGTTTCGGGTAGCCCATCCACTAAAGTCGCAATTAATACCCATTTTGACCTTCGCTCCTTTCTTCATTTTCTGTATCATCCACCACCAACTCTTCTCCCTGGTTTGGTTGGCTGATATTGCTATTCACAAGCTGATCAGCCTTCGGATCATCCGATGGTTTCATTCCGATAATCTGTCTGATTTCATTCGAAGTCATAATTTCATTTCTTGTGAACTTGTCTGCTATTTCAGCGATGTTATCAACCGGAACCAGTTTGAATGGGTCTGTGAAATAAGAAATAGACTGTCCTTTTGTTCGGGCAGTCTTCGTAAGAAACTTTCGTTTCACTTCATCAACAACCGCAGCCACCAAAGGCTCGATTGTTCTGTTATTGTAATTAAGCATCGTCTTCTCATCGGCGGTGCCATCCATAACGCTCTGAGTAACACCCAGTTGGCTATAGAACAGATTGGTAAGATACTCAATCTGTTTCATAAGATTGTTCTCAACCGATCTATTTAACTGGGTGATCTTTTCGGTACCATCGGTCCAGGCAATTCCATACTTGCCATTCATCAATTGATCTTCAATATCTTTCCTTCGCTCTTCCGCCTGTTGGCGACGAAGTTCGCCTTTTACTGCATATGGCAACTGAATAATCAAATCCAGTTTTCCAGAAGCAGACTGTTCGTCTGTGGCATCCAACAAACTAAGTTTTTTCTTCAGACGCTGCATTGTCGAGTTAGGCTCATTCATAACTGAATATGCCGGATTCTCAATAATAGCCACCTGACTCTTCGGCATTACCAATTCCTCTTTTTTGCCTTTTCGATCGTTATAAGCAAGAACTCGAACATGCTGAGGATACCAATCAAGGATTTTTGCGGTTCGCATTGAATTAATATCATAGGAATTCGTATCATCAGGATTATCAGTCGTATCAATCGGAACGAGAGCAATACAACCCTCGTCGAGCAACGACAGATATACATCCAATTTGAATGCCCTGCCCGTCTGATCAATATTTGCCGACAAGTTGAAACAATCGTTGAGTGGAGAATCAACGTCTTCCAAATAACGTCCATTTTTATCCAGCCGACAATGCTTAATGTCGATAGCCGCTGCATCCATCGCGATACGTGTTAATACAGCATTGACTATAGATTTTTCGTTACCTCTGGATAGTCTTGGTCTACTCGGAGATAAAGAATAACCGGGTCCGACAGATTTATATCCACCTGTAGGATCCCGGTTAGTAAACGCATTCCAGGCTCTTTTAAGCCTAGATCCAATATTCAATTCCATTTTGACCTCCTTTATTCAAATGCTTCTCGATTCAGTTTGAATGCAACGAATGCATCCATCATAGCCGCTACAGCATCGATCTTTGCATCGTGCCTTTTCTTTAGAAGCTTACGGTTTCCATTTGTGTCCTCCATGACAATACAATTTCCCATCGCAAAGGTCATAAGATCCTCATCAAACAGTAGCATTCTTTCTTCTGATAACTTCTTTAATTCACCCAACGGAACCGACTCAGTCTTCATTCCCTGTACTACTTTCTCAATGCCAAATGGGCCATTTTCCCTAGACCATCTTTCTACGAATTCTTTTGCATTATAAGGATCATATCCGAAACAACGAATATCGTAGCCAATTGATAGAATGTGTTCGTCTAAATCATCGAATACCTGCATCATATCAAGAATGTTTCCATCCATAACAATAAGACTTCCTTCATTCATGAACTCTTCGTATTTGTTTCTCATGGCTGAAGGTAGCTTGTTCAAAGTAAGCTCCGTTATGTAGTTTCTTGTTTTTACACCGAATTCTCCATTTGATAATGGAAATAGAAATACGAAAGAACAGAAATCATCACCTTGAGAAAGATCGGCTCCCATTGAACACGGCATTTGCCAATACTCTTTCTTTCTGTGAGGAAGAGTTTCTTCATATGTGAAGTAATATGTATAACCCTCCATGGGAATACCAAACCTCTTTGCCAAAATATCATTCCGAACTGCAGGATTCTTTTCAGCTCTTTCAACATCTAGCTGATACGTTTCATAACTTACAGTCTTTCCAAGGTTTGGATTTGCTTTTATCCATAAATCCGGATCTGATACTTCATCGACAGAATCAAGAGCATACCACCATATCGATGTGTGCGGAGCATTGTACTCACCTTTTAATATACTCATCAATTCCATTTTGATTGTATCTCCAGAACCATTACGGACAGTTCCTTCAGAGGAAATCGCTACGATAAGATAGTCATCATTCATACCTCCGCCCTGTTCCTTAGCGGCACCCTGCTCCAACGCACCAATTACATCTTCCCGGACATCTCCTGATAACCATTCATCCACAGTAGCTATCTTCACTCGTAATCCCTGAAGCTTATCAATTGACATAGGTCTTACTTCCAGCAATGATCCGGTCAAGAAATTCTGAATTCCCTTCTTTGTGCTGGCAAGCTTTACTCTGTCGGCTTTTGAACCGGTCGTATTCTGCAATGACCCATAAGTAAGAAATTGATATAACGGTCCTCTCGCTCTGGTTATGGCGGTCTTGATTGGTGACATAACCTCTTCCGCTTGCGGCATTGTTGGGGCTGTTGTGACCTGATGCGTTGTGGATGTATCGACATTCAAGAAATAATTTTGAATACAAGAGGCATACATGGACTTTGCTGCGCCTCTCGCAACGATCAGATACTGCTTATTTATGAGCCGTTTCTTAATTCGTTTTCTCGCATAATGCCCTCCGTGCCCATCTTTTGACGGGACGTACACACTCCTCTCAACAAAGTAATACCATCCAAAAATCTGCTCAGCCCACAGTTTGAATGAATCCAATAAATGTAGATCATCGCCATTAGTTAGAACCAATTCTTTTTCACAATAAGCAATAAATCCATCTATTGCCTTATCATCGTAGTAGACACCTGGATTCTGTATTAGGGCATCTATTCGATTCATTTCCATCTCGATTTTTTCATTTACCGGAATTTCACCTCGAAGTACGGCATCTCGAAACTCGCCGTAGTATCGTGGGGTGGCGGTGTTCGATAATGCCATATAAAATCACTCCTATTTTTTATTCTTTAAATCTTTATACATTCTGTTGAAATTTTCGATGTTATATCGATTTCTAGCATCGAGCATTTCCTGCTGTAATTTTTCAGATTTCTTTTTTTTGTTGTCTGCATCATTCATACCCAACTTCGTTCTAACCTGCTTATCCAGATAATCTCCAGCAAGTTTTGTGCCTTTATCCTTTAACACTGATACTGCTGATGATTTGATCGCATCTACAAATTTCTTTCCGGCAGATATATGTTTAGGAGTTAACGATGATATTTGTCTATTCAAATCCAAATAATCTCGTTCCGATCTCAGACGTTGAACTTTTTTGTTCAATTCTTCGTCCGACAAATCTCCTAACGTTCTTGGTTTGTTTGTCACTACCTTTCCAGATGGTGTAAACCGAGTCAATTTCTTTCCGCCAGTAACTGCCGAATACTTCTCTCGCATCTTCAAAGCCTTCTTATGTCCAGCATATGTGTAGTCGCCATTCTTCTTTCGATACTTTTGATTCTCCGTAAAATTTGTATATTTGTCCTGGATTTTCAATGCTCGTTTCTTTCCAGCATACGTAAGACTTCCATCGGCATTCTGGTATCTACGGACACCCCATTTCATACCAAGAACACCATGATGGCATAATACATATTCATACATCATGATTCCTCCTCTCGAGAATTTTTACTTTCGACCATCACAAGTATTCTCCATTCAAGCTCGCTAATGACGCGATTAATCGACTCTGTGATGGCTGAGCTTGATGGGGGGTCAAACATCAATCGAACCTTGTAACCCATATAGGATTTAACAGCTTCTAACTGACTATCATTTTCCAAATAATCATCCCACATTGTGGTTTTATCCAAAATCTTAAAACCAGAAGCAGGTCCGACGCCAAGCTGATTGAGAATCATAAAAACTGTGTTGATATGCATAATGATATCTGCATCAAAGTGTTCATGCTCTTCTGGTATTCCAAGAATCTTCTTGATTGATGTAAGAATGCTGTCGTTCGCATTTGTGACTTCGCTCATTTGCATACCTCCTCTCAAATAAAAAAGAAGCCTATCGTCAGGCTTCTCACTTTAATGTCTCCATGGACATGTGTCATTCTTAGTTCTTGTAATTAGTGATGTGCTTAATAACAATTCTTTATCGCCATAATGTATCGCATCATGTGTACGCTTTGTGACTGTTATCAGATACTCGGGATTCAAAATATAATCTCGCCTTTTTAGCACATCATCCTTAGTAATCGGATTCATATGATGTATTAGAATTTTATCAAATATCTCTCGACCATCAATTGCCAAATCGCATCCGTTATCTCTTGCTATAACAAAATCTCTCACTGATCGCCATTCTTTTGATCGATAAAAAACTTGATTCAGATACCTATCAAAACCAAAAGTGTCTTCGCCGACTCGACCATTCAATTTCAGATAGTCGTATCTTTCTTCGAATGTTAGAAATTTTATAAGTTCTGAATATCTTTTAATATTCATCTTCTATATCATCCTCCGTAGTTCCATTGCCACTATACTCCTTCATTGCTGCAATAGCATCCTTAAACATCTCCTCATTATTCTTCTGAGCCCGTACCATTTCTGCTTTTGCGTGGATGAGATCATTCTCAGCTTTAAGTTTCTCTATCTCGAGTTTATTCTTTACAGAACCAAGCTTCAAAAAATGAGTTGTTTCCTGTGATGATGCCGTTCCATTCATCAACCGCTCCTCGACCAAATCCATAGCCAAAGCAATAGCTCTGTTTTCTCTTGCCTCTGGCGTTAAAGCTGGTCTGAGGCTCTTTTTTGTGTCTTTGGTTGAGGTTTGCTTCACTTTTGCCATGTTTCTGATCTCCTTTCTTATAGTTTCCATACTGTTTCATAACACTTATAAAGACTTATGATATGGCGGAGGGATGCACAAAACAGAAAGGAGAAACTAACAAACTCTCAATAGGTGGCAGGTCCATTGAGATGTGCACTAGACCATATCATAAGCCCTTATAAGTATCATGAAACTCAAATATAAAAAATCCCCCCGGGGAATTTTCAAAGAGTGCGGCGATGCAGGGAGGGGGTGCATTTTTTCAGACCCCCCTCTATGCTTTTTCACCACATATCTAGCCCAAAACAAGCTCTTTTGTAACTTTTGTGTAAATTCCTAAAGGATTTTCTGCAATAATTTCATCAATTGCTCGATTTATTTCTTTATCACACTCAACTTCAGACATATCATCTGAAATTTTGGCAATTCGCATCAAATAACCGCATGTATCTCTTCCTTTTTGAGCATCAAACAATTGCCATTGCGTGAACTGCTCGAATGGATCGAATGGATTATCTGTTGTTGTCAATAAAGATTGATAATTCATTTAATTCACGCTCCTTTCAAATACTTTGAAACTGTTGATGTTGAGACACCTAAAGCATCTGCAATCTGTTTTAATGTGAAGTTCGAAGAAGACATTGCTTTTGCACGATTGATTTGAGATTCAGTCATAGCTTTTGTCTGTCTTGGTGTGGCACGTTGTCTCAATTCATCAATGTCTGCATTATTAAGAATCTTCTTTAATTTACTTTCACTGATTGCTCCAGCTTGAATGGCTTTCCATTCATTGTCTGTAATCTGTATGTTTCGAGCTCGTCTCGAGACAGAGCCAACTTCTTGTCGAAACTTTGTTAATGCTTGCTGACTCGCTTTCTTAACATCAGCAGACTTCCAATCAGGATTGTCCAATTGCTTCTTTTGTACTTCAGCATTAGCCATTCGTTGTGCGGCACGCTCTCTAGGAGCGTTTAATAATGCGTTATTAAGTTTCTCATCCAACGACTTAACCTCTGCTTTATACATTGTATTAGCATTTCGGTTATATGCCACCTTACTTGTATTGGCTAGTTCAACACGTGCCTGATTCGCTAATGCTTTCATATCATTGGCATAATCGGCATATAGAAGTTCCATAGGGTGTCTAGCCTTTGATACTAGAGTGTACGCATCATCAGTATCAGCCATATTGGTACTCTTCTGTGTATGAACCTTGGTTCGATACTCTATGCTTCCATCTTTATTAGTGAATGTGACTTTTCCGGTAGCAGGGTCTCTCCTCTCTACTGGGGCATACCTATCTACCGCATCCTTATCGGCATAGGAGTAGGTTACTTTTTTACCATCCACGGTACGTAACTCCACGATACCTTTCTCTTGCTTACGATCTGGGTAGTATAGGTTATCTGCATCTTTATAGATAAGCGCACCTTCAGGTCTGCTTGGGTCATACCATTCTTTACCCTTAAGATTAATCTTGGGCGTACCTTGGCGTTTGTTTATTGTAGATTCGCCCTTACTTCTTGAAATGATAGTAGCGGCGCCACCATAGCCAGTAATGTTTCCATCCTTATCTGTCTTAACCTGATATTCTTTCCTCAATGCTTTAATGTTGTTATCAATCTCACTTTGCTTGTAGTCCAGCTTATGTTTTCCAGCATCAATAACTACCATAGAATGTCTTACTGCTCTAGCCATTTCTTCTGGTGGTGCTCCTGCTAAGGTCATATCACTGATAAGGTTTGAAATTCTCCCCATTTCATTCTGAGTATTGTCTTTACCAGTCTTTGGGTCTTTCATATATTTCATACCAGGACGTTCTGGGTATGACATTTTTGGATCAAATCCCTCAAGACCTTTTAATGGAGGCGTTGAGGCGATCTTAACCCTTCCTGCTTTATCGTGTGTTGGAATACACATAACAGTATCACCATCAAAATCAGCTCCTGATAAACGCTCAGCAACCGTGTGATTAATACCGACTGCATCAATAGATTCGGTTCCGATTATTCTTCTACCTTCTGGATTTTTATCAGTAACAGTAAGTATTGGAATTTCAAATGTTCCACCATGCGGATAACGAATCAATGCTAACTTAGTTCCTGGCGTATATCCAGGAGCATACACTTCGTTCTCCTTTAAAGAATTGATAGGAAGTATTACATGGTATTTCTGCCCCGGTAACGCTGCCGCTTTCAAATGAACTGATGCTGAATCACAACTATCAGCAAATTTTTCTAAGAAATGTTTTTTAATCACAGGGTTCGTGATAGATTTAATCTCTTCAAACTCATCTCTTCTGTCTGCCTTGGCTAAATCCAGCTGTTTACCCGCCATTCTCAATGACTGCTTTGCCAAAAACTGAGATGGTAACGTGTCTTTCCATTCAGTCCAATCACCCTCATCGGATCTTTTATTGATCAATCCAAGTTTCTTTTTACCAGTCTTTGGATCATCATACCAATACTGACCTCCTTGATCAGCATCTTTGATGAGTGAACCAAAAGGATTGTCTGGATCATTCTTGATGTCTTTCAACACATCCATCTTTGCTACTGACTTAGATTTGTTTGTATTGAAGATAGCATCAACACCATCGGGAAAATCTTTTGGATCTCCATAAACAGCCATACCCTTTATATATTTCTTACCGTCAACCATAATACGAACCTGTGAATAACGAGATTCGCCAAGGGATAAATCAGCAACACCAGGACGAAGCTCTACTACTCCATCCTTGTCGATTCCTCCATCTTCTTTGTAACGGATAGCCAATCGCCTTGAATCCATGCTCTCTGGATAATGGAACTTCTTTTCAAAAGTATCACCGCCATCTCTCGAAATGTAATCTTTCAAGGACTGTACTCTATTGAAATCATATATTTCTTTATGCTCGATTCCGGGCTTGCATAATACTCTCTGATTTGTCTGCTGCCCTGGGTTGGTTGCCTGTGGTATTCCGCCTTTGTAAACGTTATAGCCATCTCTCTGCAACAGATAGAGAGCTTGATCTAATTTCTCCTTTGAAATGTTCAGCTCTCGCTCTACGCCTGTACCAACCTCAACCATTTCTTTCTTATCTACTTGTTCTTTCAAATATTTTGCAGTATTTCTTGCCTGCTCCATACGCTGTTCAGAATGTGGATTGAGTAATGATCTGACTGTTGATTCATTGATACCCATCTTACGACCAATCTCTGTTGCTCCAAGACCATCATCTCTTAGTGACTTTGCTCTTGCTACGTCATACATTCTTCGTTCATCTTTAGCGAGGGCTTTCTCAGTACGATACTGAGTTGTCGTCAGTCCGAATGTCTCTTTAATATTCTCCGGAGTCTCTGTCCAACCAGTCGCTTTTAATTCTTCAACTCGACTAAGGAAGTCTCTCTCATGCTGATATGGATCCTCACCAGAACCCCATGGATATCTGCCTGATCTTCTAGGCATTCCATAATGCTCAAGGAATTCGTTCGTCGTCATCGAACCACAACCCTGATATGATTCAATTTCTTCTGCAATAGGATTCAATATCTACACCTCCCTGTCGTCAAAGTTTTCTAATGCTTTATTAAGAGACATGATCTTGTCCATGATTGGTAAAATATCTTCAGCAGTTGGCTCATGAACAATTACTTCATTGTCCTTATACAAGCGTAACTCCATCTGTATATCCCCTGGTTTGATTTTGTACTCCAAACAAAAAAGAGCAGCGTATACTTCAAGCTGCTCCATGTGACCGGACTTTCCAGTCTTAAGATCATGTATTCTTAATTTATTATTCCTAAATGATATAGCATCAGCTGTACCAAAGAAATATGGTGAATAATATAACACCACTTCGGTACTCATCTTAAAACCAATAGCATCATTGACATATGCATACAAGGTTTTATTTGATCTGGGCTGCTTGATTCCTAAGTCAATAGTTCTCTTAGCCCAATCATGAAGCTTTGTTCCTCTTTCTTTTGCCCGCATATTATCATATACGGTTAGTGCTTTTTCAGTGTCATATCTAAGCCATGCTGACTGGCTTGCACTGAATGGAGCATGAAGCCCCTCAAGATTTGAATGTTTCACGAAGTTCATTTAATACGTCCTCCTCATTTTCTGGAAATATAAATCTGGAAAATGACATCTCATCCATTTTCTCAACATAGTAATCTTGATTCGGTCTATGAGAAGCTTTCGCCTCTTTCTTGACTTCTAAGGCAGCCCACTTATCTTTATATAAGACAAGTAAATCTGGAATGCCTTGAATATCACTCGAATCGAGTTTGGTTACTATGCATCCGGGAAACATCGTTTTAAGTTTCTTTTTTAATCCTGCCTGAAACTTATTCTCTTTCACTTTAACCCCTCCTTAAATATAAATGACCCAGGGTCCGAAAGACACCTGAGTACGTTCCAAAGTCAAAGGTAAGAGAAAATGTTGTGAAATACAGAATATCACACTTTCCTCTCATAAAAGGGCATGATATTTCCGCGGGGTATGTTTTATTCGCACTGAATCATTTTACATATTCAAAGTGGTAACCCATGTGTGTTGCTCTTCTATTGTGACCTCTCAATATTTCACAAATACTTCCAGCGCTACCACCAATTGCATCTGCACATTCAGATATGGAATTAAATGTTTCTCCGGTTTCGACTATCCGAACAGCTCGTCCTTTTCTCCCACGATATTCTTTTCTCGAAATATCATAATTTGCTCGAGGATCTTCTACACGAATAATGTGATAACCTTTACAAGTACATAATCCATTGTTTCCTCTTGTGACTTTTCCAAGCCAAGTAACATCAACGCCCAATCTGAATGCACATGCTCGAATAGAATTGAACTCTTCACCAGTTTCTACAATCCTCACTCGCACTCCATCTCGTTTTGTTTTATAACTCATAATTTCTGTTCTCCCTTCATTGCAAAAAGAAAAGCGTCAGTAAAAACCAACGCCTCTCTTTAATATAAATTTACTGTTTGTTATCATCAGTAAATTTCTTAACAATATCACTTACATATTTCTGCTCCTTACATCTACAGATTCTATCCACTATTGGATAAACACAAAGAAGTAACACCACGCACTTTACGGCAAACTCAAATAACAACATTTACTCGTCTCCTTTCTACTTGATATAATCATATGTTGGAATCAGATCGTCCACATCACAACTGAGCGACAAAGATAAATTAATAACTGCTCGTAATGTCGGCATAGACTTTTTCTGTAAAAATCTTGTAATGGCTGATTCAGACAATTCCGCTTCCTTTGCCAACGATCTTTGTGTGTAATTACGCTCAATCATAAGATCTCTTAAATTATCGCTAAAAATGTCAATAAATTCAGTTTCACTCATGGTTTGTTTTCACCTCCTAAAAACTTGCACACATGCAAGCGCTTATTTTCTTATATAATATATATTTTTTAATATCGATTAAGGGTGCTTGCATACGTGCAAGTAATGCCCAAAAATGGCTTAAATACGTGGTTTTTTGAAGTCTAAAATTGCATGCATGCAAGTCGTCCAAAAAATTCACAAAAATCACTCTCAAAAACTTTCGTCCATGCAAGTATTTTCGTCCATGCAACTTCTGTGTGTGCAAGTTTTCCATCCATGCAAGCTATTTTACACCAAAATAACCACTTAAAATCCCTGTATAATCGTCCCTCATCTCAATATATTTCCGACTGGCTTGACACCCTTCTTTCAAAATTTCATGCTGTTGCTTCACAGAAAATCCGAACGTCATATCCACTTTAGTTCCTTTCCATTCTTCTCCATCCGAACAAGAATAAATCCGAACCCGACATTTCTTATTTCCGACAACCCATTGATGCCATATCAAACGATTCATCGTTATACCAGAAGCCCTAAGTCGGTTGACCAATTCACAAAACAAATGCCCGGCATCTTTATTGTCCTTACACAAGACCGCAATAGTAGTCATACCAATCACCTCCTACTTCTTTACTGCGTCTCCAACTTTTTAGCTTGTTCTTCAAGAATCTGATTATGTATAATGTTACATTTATTCATATCCGAGCAATGAACTCGAGTTTCAACCGCCCTACTGTCAAAACAATCAACAAGCTTTTCTGCGACCGGCTCAAAATATGGACAATTCTGACAATAACTCTCAACACATAGATTTATCATACCGGTGTAACACCCCCCATATATTTATCAAAGCGATATACACGCTTAACATCATCATACATAACAATCACCCTGCTAAAAATATCAACACGAACAGTCTTGCCATCCTTATCAATTTTTGCCGGAACTGTAAATGTCGACTGCCGAATGTCATAAACAACTTTATCTTTGATAAACTCATTTATCTGGTTCTCCAGATCAATGCTCTTACGAGAATCAAAAACTTTTACCTTCATATTCAATCCCTCAATGACTATTTCGAGGACTCCTCGAGGATATAACTCATAATCATGAGCCGAATCTCCATCTGACATCACAATAAAAGAATTAATGAAATCGTCGCCTTCTTCGAAACCTGTCGATAACTGATCACACGAAAAATCCTCCAGTGTAAACTCCTTCTCGTGAATCTTATGCATTGTGCTACAGCTATTGGAAACCGTACCTACCTTATATGTATCAAACTCCTTCCACCAATATAAAGGTGCTGTGATTCTCGCATACACTGGCATCATCCGCATATACTTTCTATGAACCGATCCAGCATCTGCCAAACGCTGCATTAAGTCGTGGTCATTCTCACCTAACACATGGAAAGAATCTCCAGATTGACCATTACAATTTTTATTCGGCGCGTCAATGTAGCTATCACTCCTATCCCATGAATTCATAGGATTCCGCATACCCTCAATAATAAACTCCATCTGCTCTGGACTCGCCAGAACTACGTTTTCTAATTTTATCATTTTTCTAACCCTCCATAATTTTAAAATAATACTCATCACGAACCGGCGCCAAAGTCAGACCGATCTCTACTAAAGTTGCTTCATCGATGATTAACAATTTCCCTTCATAGTGTGTTTCACCTAACTTATAATAGCCACCAACACCGATCTTTCCATCTGTGAGAATATCCCGGATATCCTTGACGTTAATATATTCATTAGAAAATGTTTCTGCCGTAGCATAAATACCATTATTATCCTTAAACGGTATAGCAAATCCAATAGGTTTATTATGCTCAAAATTCCAAGTTAAAGGAATTTTTTTTGGTATAATAATTTCACAATTTTTAGGAAATTTGTCAGAGGATCTATTGATCTCGTCAAATAATAGAACTCTACCTTCCAATTTAATCATATACCTGTCTCTCCTTCCTCCAAAGACCAATCAATTTTCAGATATGAATTAAAATCCCACTGGTCTGATGGACAACCATATGGTAGTGGTTTTTCTGGTATATATTCAACCTTATAACCAAGATCTGTGAGTTCTTTGCATAAAGCATCGACAAGATTTTTGTTTAACGAGCCTCCAAGTGCTATACTCGTATTATAAAACCCGTATCCAATGGTTTCTTCAACTCCTTGTTCAATCTTGTCCATTAATTCTACGAGTTCACATTTTATAATCGTCTTTCGTTTTGCGTCTTTTGCATTAATCATTTCTTCTTATCTCCTTTCTACTGTGATGCATCTTAAAATTTTTTAATCATCGTATCCATCCTCCGAAAAATGTATTTCCATTAGATCAGCAATCATTAAATATTCTTTTGCAATTTTTCCTCCACGCGTGTTTTTTACTTGATTTCTGAATTCGTCGATGGTTCCTAAAAAACATCCACAGGATACTTTTACTGTTTTGTCTTGACATCTGAAAAATGTCGTAGATCTATAACAAGTGCCGAAACCTTTGATCACGGCATAATTGATGCTCTTATCCACCTGAGCATTATCAGACACAAAAGCATCACCACACACATTAGCATCTCCACATACCCGAGCATTATCACATACCCGAGCATTATCACATACCCAAGCATCACCAGACACCTGAGCATTATCAGACACAAAAGCATCTCCATATACCCGAGCATTATCACATACCCGAGCATTATCACATACCCAAGCATTATCACATACCCAAGCATTACCAGACACCTGAGCATCACCACATACCCGAGCATTATCACATACCCGAGCATTATCACATACCCGAGCATTATCACATACCCAAGCATTACCAGACATACTAAGATTTTCCTCTTTTTCAACGAACCCACCACGAGCTCCTTTTTCTACATTTCCAAAATCAATTAGAGCCTTAATTCTATATAATTTTTTTCCTTTATATTCGATTGTTTCATTTGTTAATTCATATTTTTTCATGGTTTATCTCCTTTCTTGACTATGCATAAAAATAACTCGAATCCACTCATTAAAATGAACTCGAGTTATGACTCTATATAGCTTCAATTACATTTACTTCTCATCCTCCATTGCTTTCAATTTTGCCTGAATAGCCCCTAAAATAAACTCGACTGTTTCCCGAGTATTTTTACTTAGCTTCATATAAACCTTGTGTTCATCATATCAGTTAAAGATCTCCTGAAGATTTCCTTTATTCCAACTGAATGCCCACCAATCGCAAATCATCTCAATGATGTAATTGTATGGCATATCCAAAATAATCTCGCCTTCGTTTTGATAATCATCTCTTCTCACCCTCCATTGCTTCTTTAATCTCTCTTGAAATATCAGCGGAAATTATCTTTATCTGTCTCTCCTTCCGCTCATAATATTCTTCCTTAGATATCTCAGTCCAGTTACCCTCTTCATCGCCTTCCGGCTCTCTGAAGAATCTGTTAATCTCAATCTTCTCCCGTTTACCATCCTCTGTTTTCAGTGCATAGAACACCCCGACAGTATCAAAATCGCCGTTCTTTTTATCTGTTAAGAAATCTTCGCAATAAACTTCGATTGGTTTTCCCGGCATATATGGCATTGTTATAGGAAACATCTCATCAATAATTCTTTCAACCATTACAAAAGAATATGTATCATTGCAGTTATGAATGCTGACACAGTATGAATGGTTATTATCCTCGTACTTGACAGTTCCGTCAGCATACACGTACTTAAATAAAGAAAACATGCGTTTGCACTGATAGATACGCTCTTCTCCCTTCAAATCACTCATATCAGAAATATCACTCCATACCTCGTCAGTATCCTCAATCGGTGTTAATGGTTTACCATTTATGAGCCGATTCAATATCGCCTGAGTCATTCTAATACTGAAACCAGAATGATCGTCCTCGCATAAACTTTCAAAAGCCTTTAATGCACTTTCATAGCAGGCACATTCGTAATCAAACTCTCCTTCTTTTCTATTTGGATTTTCTGTCTTGTAGGCAATTTCAACCTCTCTTTTTGCCCAATCTAAAATATTACTCATTGTTTTTACCCTCCATTTCTTTCAACTTAGAATCAACAACGTCTTGAACAGATTTATCCTCCAGCCAAACCTGCAAATGACCATTGCATATGGATATATTCCGCACACCCCGATTCAAAATATCGGCATTCAAATATTTTTCCGCCTTCACGAGCGGTTTTGGAAGTTTTATTTCTGGACATGGGCAGTTACCATTTCCAAAAATATAAACATCGCAACTACAATGTTGTAATAAATCTCTTAATTTAATCATCTCTTTTTACCTCCTTACAATCACTACTCATACGCCCACTAGGGCTTTGTATTCTTAGCCATTTTTTAATCTGATCTAAGATGCTTACACCAGTTAAATAATGCATGATAGATTCTTTAATGTAGAAACCAAGCCATATAATAAGCACCACAACAAACCCGATTAACCACATTTCTTCTTACCTCTCTTTTTCTCAAGAACATAATTACCATAATCAGCTGGACGGATAGCGTCTTCTTTTTCATGCTTCCATTGACCGTAACCTTTACGTCCGGTTCTTATGTTTCTATCTTTCGTGTACATACTGGAAATATCATTACTCATATAACCTCTCCTTCGCTTTCCTGCTTTGCCAATCCGGTATCCAAAATGCTTCTGCACCGATTGCTACAAACCCGCTGCTCATAATGAATATCAACTCTATTCGTAAGATTTCTGCAAACAGCGCAAGGCTTTTTATCCTTTGCTAAAATATAGAAATCGCCAAATGTCTTAGTTAACTTTTTATTGAATTCATAAAAATTCATAGCCTATTCCTCCTTAATCTGAATCTCTTCGAATTTGTCTAAAAATTCACGATATAAAAGCTCCACAACATAATCAACAAGATTCTCCAAACCATGCATAATATCATAAAAATTATTAATTTCGACATAATCCATGATATGACGGTATCTGTACATTGTGCCCTTATATGTTGAAGTCACTTTAAGCATCACATATTCCTGTTCATCATCTTCCTCATGTTGAAATATTGAAAATGGAAGCTTCTCATACAACTTCTTCTCAAATAATTTAACAAACTCATTGATATTATTTCTATCTGCCATTTTATTATCTCCTTTTGAAAGAAAAGACCCGATACCTGCCGTACCGAGTCTTTGAAATATATTTACTTAACAATTGATACCAGTCCCGTTTCCATACTGAACTGATATAAGTTATATGACAATACCTTTGTATCCGGAACCTCATCATCATTTATATGTTCAATAGTGCTCCGTATTGATTCGGTCATAGAATCAGCATCGCTTCCATATATAATAATTACTTCATTAGTTGAAGATGGAACTATATAGCAACTATTGATTTCTAATTCCTCACAAAGTCCCTTTAATACCTCAGGGATAACAATCAAATTTGCTCCTCCAGTAAAAGTCTTGTTTGTGAGTACGTACATTGAACGATCAATAGGTATTAATTCCCCAATATCTTCATTCATACTTAATAATAAATCATAGATATTTCTGTTAACCACACCAAAGAACTTAATAGTATTTTCTTTAGCAATGTTATACATTTCGTCCAGATTGCTATTATCAGGAATATCATCAAATAGCACCGATGCTCTACCAGATTCGTCTATATATAATAACAATCTAAACACAATTGCCAAATCTAAAAAACGAATATGCGGACATAATTCCAGTACATCTTTATTCGCCTCATAATTTATAACTTCGAGGTAAATTGCATCTTTCCAATGTTCAACTGCGTTTTCAACATCGTATTTTTTAGTCTCAGCCTTATTTTCCTTATATATCTCGTATATCTGGTTTGCAATGTCATTGATTGCCTCCTTATTTTTGATAAATTTAATGTCAAAATAAGGCTCTAAATATATAATTGGGGAATATCTCCCCTCTCCAAAGTATAATCCCTTTCTCTTCACACCGTTATTTTTTGTAACGTCACGTACTTCCACATCGAAGCCACATAACTTAGCCACTTCATCTTTCACATCTGCACAAAACATTTTAAATAATTCTGTAAATTTTTCTGCCATAATTATTCCCTCCATAAAATATAAATTACTTTTCGAAATCACCCAACGCAATTACTGCTTTTGTATACAACGCTGCTACTTCATCTGTAAGAGATGTAATAACATTCATAAGTCGAACTAAACATCCCAAGGTTTCTAACTGTAAATGTAGCGGAAGTCGATCGAAGTTACTCACCAAATAGTTAAGTTGGTTCAGAAATACACTCAATCTTTGATTCATTTCCATTTCATTATCATTCATAATTTTAGTTCTCCTTTCACTAGCGGAACTGGATATAACGAAGCGATATCAAGCAAATAAGCACCATAATGCGATTTTTTCATTCGTTTCTCAATAACTTTCTTGCACCGCTTAGCAAATCCACGATAAATCTTTTTTCTAGTATCGATTGTGTATTTCTTTTCAGCACATGAATCCTTTATATCTTCCACTCCATAGTGCTTACGTTTCTCACAATATCTCCAGAAATCAACTTCTTTGTGTTCATACTGCATCATTCATCACCTCCTCAAATCCTCGATCTTCCAACATACGACACAAATCAACCAATAAAAGCCGGCGAATATCAAATACACCGGCCATAATGTAACTATATAAATATAATTACTATTCAATATATAAGTTCCGTCTGGAGCCTCATGGTATGCAAGCCAATAACCAATGCCGATCCAAACAGACATAACTATGATTACAAATGCCATCGCCATAAATATCATTCCTCTCATTTAAATATAAAAGAGAAAAGAGCCAGCCAAAATTAGCCGAGCCCTTTACTCTAATTAGCGACTATAATCAAACATCAATCGCCTGTATAGTTCCACAAGTTACCATAAAATTTTCGTGCTTCTTTATACTCTTCGTTGGTAATTAATCAGTCCTTCCATGCTTTACTGAAAGCTTCTGCTCTCGACATCTCCACAGAATAAGGTCTATACATACCTTTAATTATGTTATAAAGCTCACTCCATTCTCTACTTGTTTTTGCCATACTTTTAATCTCCTTTCTGACCTTTAGTCATAATAGAATATGTATTTTTAACGAAAACAAAAGACCCAGTCCTAAGACTGAGCCTCCTCTATAAAATATTCAACGGATGTTATGTTAACTTTTATTCTAGTTACATTATCTCTAGAGTTAAAACCAAATAATCTTTTTACAACGTCCCATTCTTCAATGTCGTCTTTAAACAATTTGACGTCATCTTCAAAATCTTTCGGTTCAAGAATTAATGGTTCACTAACCTCCGATTTATGATAACCAGGTGTTTCTATCTTTAACATAATTATCAACTCCTTTCATAAAGTAGCATGTTTACTTCGCGTATAATTTAGAGCGTTTTAATCCTCCTTGTACTTTTTACTTACTTTATTTCAATACCATAAGCAAGACAGCCATACCGAACATCAGTATCAATGTTTGTACCATCATAAATTATATCTTCTCCACTCATTATTATCAAGTAAATCTAACATCTCGTCGCGAATAACTTGTAGCCTATTTTCTTTTTCAGTCATACTAATCATCTCCTTTCTAACTAATAACCATTTTTATTAAGTCATCCATACTATTAATTTCTTCGAATCTACCGCTCATATTATAGTTCCACTCAGCTGCGAATTTAGAACTACAACCCTTAAACAGAACATGTGTTGGTCTTAAACCTCCTGATTTGACAATATCACCAGGACGAATCTCGATGTAGATATCTTTTTCGTCAATTTCAAATACTGTTCTATCACGCTTTGTTCTACAATTCACATGATCACATATTCCTAAAAGTAATTGATCAGAAATGCTTTTGTACATTCTAGGTATTGTAAATATGACTATATGCTTCATAACTTCCCTCCATGTGCCCATCACACCGTTGGACTTTTAAATTCTGTTATATGCTTCATGCTTAGCATAATGATCTCGATTCTTTACAACTGATACTACGTCTACAACACCTTTTAATCGTTCTGCGCCTCTGCATAAATCACTTAAAATATCACTTAGACTTACACCAGAATCATCGATATAATAATCCGGTTGTAAATGAATATCTCCAATAGCATCTCCAGTCTTATGAACGACACTCGTAACCTGAATATTTATATCTTTCACATAAATATTCGTGGTTAATCCAGGCTTCACGCTGCATAAGGTATTAAGTGCCGACTGCACCCGTTTAGCAAATACGGCTTTTTCGCATGGATCTTTTGTCAATACCAATATATGTATCATATTTTTTCTACCTCCTCTTTTGGCTTTGCTTTTCTGTGATTCATATTCCACACTCGTTTTACCTTTTCGTTGTAATCAACGATTAATTCGACTGAATATGAAAATTTCCCACATTCCTTACATTTTCGTTTCCGAATTATTTTATTCCCTGGCGTATGTACCTGATCACAAGACATCAGTTTACCACCACATTTACATACCATATTTACTTCTCCTCAAAATACACTGGCTTTGTTGAATGTAAATTCACTGGCTCAGCTAAGCAATCATTACATGGATCCTTTACATCTTCCACTTCATAGTGCTTACATTTCTCACAATATTTCCAGAACTCAACTTCTTTATATTCATACTCCATTGTTAATCACCTCCCTATCCTTAAACTCAACTGGCTCACCAAAATCTATGAAATATGAAGGATTTACACCGAAAGTGTTGGCGAGTTTCATCAATTCAGAACATCTTGGAACTACCAAAGCATTTACATACTTAGATATTGTCATGATGCTTAAACCGGATTCCTTTGCTGTTTTGCGAATGCCCCATCCACGTTCATTCATCTTGTTACGTAAACGATCTGCGAATTCCTGTTGCCATCTTTCGATTGTCATATAAATAATGTCCACACCTCCTTAAAAACAAAAGACCCGATGTTTTCACCGAGTCTTCATCCACTAATATGTGAAATATGCCAATATATATTTCTTATAATTAGCTACCACAGTTGCTGCAATCTCATCTACAATCAATCTTCCGGTTATGAGTTTGTCCGCAAAATCGTATATCTTATATTCAAACCTATCTAATTCTCTTGTCTGAATAGATATGTATAAATAGTCATATTCAACCTTACAGAATACTCTTCCTTTAATTGATTCTTTCAGTTTATCTCGCAATGCTATGGAAATTAAATATTCATAATCTCGCATATAATCACTCCTTTCCTCTCATATAAGGACATGATTATTTCGCGAATGAATTACTGCACCATTTTGTTTCATTGAATTTTTTCTTCTCCTTCAATGCTTTACTTATGGCAAGATCAATCCCGCTCCTACTTTTCAAATGGTAATAATATAAATCTTTAAATGGCGTATTGAGTCGATCAATTCGACCAGCAGCCTGTGTCACAACCTTATAACTGTAATTCTGTGAATAGAATATAATCGTGTCTGTCTTGATACTATTCCAACCTTCACATCCAGCCGTATACTGAACCAGATATACCCATCGCTTTGTTTTTGGTATAGGTTGGTGAGCATGACCAGACCATTCGGCCACTTCAAAGTCCTTACTATTACCATCGTGGTTGCTAAACACATGTAATAGCATCTCTCGCTCATAATCAAAATTGTAAAAAATAATAGCTCTAGGAGTTTTCTCAAGAATCTCCAATAGAGCTACTATTCTGGATTCGTCTTCGTTAACGACTCTTCTTAAAATATAACAGAGACCCGATGCCTGTTGGATAGGTTCATTTTTGTATGGATCCCATCTATTTTTCACAACTGATTTATACTTAGTGACATCATATGTTACATAAATATCATTATGGTGAGCGATTGTCTGACGCTTGAAGTCCATATCAATCAGTATTTTCTTTCTTAAACGAATTAATCGACCAGTATTGATATATCTGTCAATCTGCGGGTATTTTGTAAATCGAGAATATATCACATGTTGTTGGATGAACTCAGATCTGTTCTTATAAAAACCATTTGCTATGAATACCGGAATATAATCAGACCAGGTGTCTCCGGCAGTTGCCGACAACAAAACCCAATTATTTGACTTTGTTATTTTCAGAAATGCCTTAACCCAAGCTCCGGATCCAACCACTCTCTGTTCATCAAATATGAAGAATGCATTTTTTACATCTACATACTTCTTTATATTATTCCATGAATCTATGGTAATTTTTACGCTACCATTTAAGAGGTTTTTCTTTGGGTCTGTGGATAGTAGGTAATTTGCCAGCTCACCTTCCCATTCCAAAGTATCCCGTTTCATGGCAGTTGTGATAATATATAAATCCTTTGGCTTTTTCATCGGTTTGTAGTCTGGATTTATACTACCACCTTGTTCCTTGAAATAGTAATATAATCCGGTTCTACTTTTTCCCGATCCAACACCACCATTGAGAATACAACCATTGAACATGTGATTCACAGCATCCATCTGATAATCGTACAAAAACGGCTTAGTCGGCATCTGAATCACCTGATTCTGTATTAGGCAGTGGCATATACTTAGCCGCTACTTCCTGTGGAGTTGTTCCCCATGGATATTTGCCTGATCTTTTACCCGGCTCCTTGTACTTCTTGCACCACTTTTCAAACACGTTGTAATAATCATAGGAATCACCTAACACCTTGCGGCTGATTGCCATAGCCATTCCCTTCTCAGGATCAAAAGCTTCGCCGTCGCATTTCACTACTGTTTTACTACTATCTTTCCAGAATATAATAGTTGCAGGTGGGTTGAAGATAACTTTTTTAATTCTTCCGGATATATCAATAGGTACAGACGATCTTCCAAATGCTGCATTAAGCTGTCTTTTAATATCATCCTGAAACAATCCTATCGTCGAGTCCATCTGGTCTTCGTGATCATGCTTCAAATATACACAATATCCATAAGATGGACATTCGTATGATAAACGACAAGGAATTTCACATACCGTAACTGTAAATGAATGATTAATAGAGTCATAATTAATTATGTCATCATTACATAATCTATTAAATAATTCCCGGCCAAAATGGACTTCAAGCTTGCTTAAATCATAAATTTTTTTTCGTGGAAATATGTGTCTATCCAATGATTGTATCAGTTCTTCCGATGTAAGACCGTCACATAGTATACACCCACCAGAGATCAATTCTTTTTTCATATCTTAACCCTCCAATTCTTCTATTCCATAAATGGTATTTGTTCAACATCTCCACCCTGCACTGTCACTGACTGCATGAGTATTTTTTTCTCATCGTCCCAATACAGAGTATCAATCATTCTACTAATGTCCTGCTGAACATCATCGTCCAGCATTTGTAATACTTCATATTGCTGTAATCCATACTTTGAACGGAGCTTAGCCATTATTTCCCCAGACCAATGCCTGAAGTTTACTGTCTCCAACATTCCATCGCATAAATAGAATATCTCATATATACCCAACTCATTTACAATGAGCACCGACTCTCCATCCAGATCAATTCGCCGTATTAAATTTTTATGATCTATAAGATCCCTTTCAAAATGCGAACAATATCCGGTGTTAAATTTCTTTATTATACTAATGATGTCGTCATAGACGCACCACCATTCACCATCAACATTTACGAACCGAATATTCATTCCATGCCATTCTTCAATTCTTACTTCCATATCTCAATCCTCCAATTCTTCTATTGTTCTTGCCGTCTTTACAATTTCAACATACAAAACCTTAACATTGGAGAAATTATTCTCCTTAACAAATTCATCGAATAACTCATTCAGCTCGCCGACATTGTATTTTTCAATATCGAACTGAGTTTCATCTTCCTCGTTTCCGTCTCTTAAAAACCCTACATTGACTGTAGTGTAATTAGATAACGTAGCATTATTATGGCTGTACTGCCAAGTTCCGCCACGTCTAAAATATTTCTTTACCATTTTTATCTCCTTTCTGAGCAAATAAAAAAGACCCTCATTTCTGAGAGTCCTTGTGGTTTGTTGGTTATTGTTTGTTACAAATTATGTTTATGATTCCTAAATTATTGTCCATAGTACAATCTAATCTGTATTTCTTATCGGAGTCATATATATAATAAATCTTCCCCCTTGTCATTAGTCGTACTATAATCAACATCAGTAAATATTCCAGTCATACAAGCGTCAACATATTTATCAAAGTCTGAATCATTATACTTTTTAATCATATAATAAAACCCATCGTCGTCATTTACAAGTAACGTAATTTCTGCCCCTGCAAAATATTCGCTTGGATCCGGAACCATGCTAACTGGTTTAACTATGGATTCTTTCTCTTTCCCACATCCAACTAGCAATAAACACAACATCAAACCAACCAACAGTAATACTTTTTTCTTCATATGAGAATCCTCCTTGGTTGTTATTTCTTAGAGTTTGCACGACAAATAATTTCTATCACTTGATTATCCAAAAGTATTTTGTATTCTAATTCAAAATTCTTTTCGGAATCATAAACTCGATATATTTTTATTGTCTCGTCTTCATTTTTGTAATGAATATCCGTAAATCCAGATTTTTGACAAGCATCAAAATATTCATCGAAACTTGAATCTGAATATTTTGTTATAGAGTAATATACACATTTTTCATCGTCTCTTAATAGTGTAATATTTGCATCACTAAAATACTTATATGGATCAGGAATAACATCTTTTGGATTTTTTGTTTTAGCTTTCCCACATCCAACTAGCAATAAACACAACATCAAACCAACCAACAGTA